AGGGTCTTGAACAATGTCAACGGTTGCAAGCATAAAATCCTTACCAACATGTTGTGTACCATTCTTCTGTACAAGAGTTCCCATACCACGACTTGAAACACCAAGCTTAACACCACCCTCTAATAATCCTTCAACTATTTTTCCCATAGGGGTTTTAAGTATTGATGCTTTTCCCACAACGTCATCTCCCTCCCAGCGGAGTTCAGTGATTTTGTGTGAAACTTTATCAAGATTGATAGTTGGTCCGTCTGGGTGATTTAATTCACCAACGGCTCTACCAGTCTTTACTTGTTCTTTTACATACTTATTAACAGCCGACTCTAATACGGTCTTGTCATAAGTTCTTTTGTTTCTATTCTCTCTATTGGCCTGCATGAAAACACCTTCAATAACATATCCTTTCGAACCGTCTTTACGTGCTTCTTGTATGACCTCAAGGTCTGTTTCTAAATATTCGGCTATAAGCTTCATTCTAGCTCTTCTCCCATCAGCTTAATAAAATCATTAGCTGATTTTTCTGCATCCTTTGCATTTCTAAAGTTATCATCTAGTTTTTCATTATCTACATAGACAGCAAACTTGTTGCCCTTCTTAGCGATAACTATATCTAGTGATTTTCTTTTGCCGCCTTTATAAGCCTTCACCTGTTTCTCGCCAGGGGCTAACTTAGCAACTTTTTCTCTTAGCTCTACAAAAGAAAGCATTTATTTATTCCTTATCGGTATCATCTACGACTCTATCTTGTAAAGATGATGCTACTTCAATCTTCTTAGCATCTAAAGCCGCGGATAATTTATCTGCCATAATACCATTAAATGCATTATTAGCAGAAACATTGTCGCCATTTTTCAAATTATCAATTAAATTATCAATTGTCATTTTATATTTTCCTTGTTTATATATTTATAAAAAAAAGTATTTCAAGAACTAGAAATCATCTTCATCTGACTTATGCATACCTGCTGCAACTTCAGCTTTAATCTGGTCTTCCATTTCTTTCTTCGCTTCATCATCCAGTTTTAGAATATTCTTAGCAGCCCACTCATGTGAGATATACTTACCAATATACTCTTCTACTGAACTTAACATATCAAATCTTTCTTTCCATATCTCAGCTTCTTTCAATTCTGAGAAATAGTTATCTTCGATATAGTTAAACTGTATCTGTTCTTTCCACTCGTCCCAATCTTGTTTAGTAATAATACCTTTTAACAATAATTGAGTTCTTAGAGTTTGTCTAAACAAATCACTAAATCTCTTTCTAAGTCTATCAATAAACTTCTTAAACTTAACTTCATCCCTAGAGATTTCGGTACTTCTACCTAAAGCAAAGTTAGATTCTTGTTCCAATCTATCTACTGGAACATTAAGAGATTTGTATAATTTCTTCTGGAAATATAAGATATCATCTATCTGCCCAAGATTTTCTCCACCAGGCAATGTAGTAATCTCTGTTCCTCTACCGCCTTCTCTTCTTGGTAAGAAAAAGTCCTCTAACATGGACATATGCTTCTTATCATCTTTAATATTACCAGTCTTAGCATCATATACCATTTTATTTCTATATTGGCCCATGATATTCTTTAAGTACTCTTCAGCCTTACCCTTAGGTAAGTTACCAACATCAATATAAAAGATTCTTCTTTCTGGCGCTCTACTTATTCTATAGATAACCAATGAATCTTCCATCATTCTTAGTTGATTAACAGGTTTAATTGCTTTCTGTAAGTAACTTAATATTCTTCTTCTACTTGCATCTAATACACCTGATGTGCAATAGATAACTGAATCTGGGTGAATTTTAATTCCTTGATTAGACTTGCCCATAGCAACATCTTGGAATAGGAAATATTCACTTTCCTTTTTAATAACATTAGCCCCAGTTTTAGGGTCTTTCTCTTCTTCAACCTCTTTAATCTTTCTAAGTTTAGTTGGGTCAATGTAACGTAATTCTTTGATACCATTCTTTGGATTCTTATCATCAATAATAACGTGATAAGGTAATCTACCATCTACATACCATCTACGGAAGATATCATGTCCGTAACTGTTAAAATTATACATAGCAAGAATATTATCAAATTCCTCTTGCATAATTTCTTTAACTTTATCTGAAGCCTTTACTTCATCTAATACTAATCTTACTGGAGTATCATCGTGACTTCCAACAATTGCCTCATTCATAATATCTTCAATAGCTGCATCACACTCTGGTTGAGTAGATACATCACGATATTTAAAAATAAGTTCTATTTCATTCTTTGCTTTATCACCATCTAGGTCAAGATATGCGCCAAAGTGGCCTCCTGCCTGAATAACACCAGCACCGTCTTCATCTGTATTTGGAACGAAAGAAGGACGTACGGGCTCTTGAGCCGCTTTCTTCCTATTAATTTCGAATCCGAAAAAATCTGCCATAATTTATCCCTTAAATATTATCGGGAGGGGAAGTTTATTTCCCCTCCTTCTAATATTATTTATACTAGTTCTAGCTAGTAGTATTTGACTCCCAGTAATTAACCTGAAGTTCTACTGTAAACTCTTCGATTGTATTCTCATTTTCATAAGAAAGGTCGATAGCTCCAATATTCGTTGGGAAAGTTCCTCTAAAGTCATATCTCTTAACAGAGTTTCCTTCTTTGTCGAGTTGCTCAACAATCATATCTGCCATATAATCATTAGGGTTAGCTATTCCAACGTTAGCTTCGTGTTGGTTAATTCCATTAGACCATCTTTCAAATGCGTTTCTTACCTTAAAGTCTGTATCGTTAATTACAGTAATTGTCCAAGGTTCAAATGTTCTGTCACCAGCCATTATCAATTTTCTACCCCTAAATGGAATTTCCACTGGTGATAGAATTGAAGCAGGTAGCTGAGCAGCTTTACATAAGAAAGAAGTAAGTTCAACATCACCTTCAGCATATCCAGGGAAGTTACAAGTTACCTTGAACATATTCGCCCTAGCGCCACCGCCGGTTAGTCTTGATTTAAAATCATCAATTCCTAAAATTGCCATGTCTTTCTCCTATTATTGTCCAGCTACTTCGGAGAATTCAACTCCGGTTCTGGTTGCTACAAAATTCAATGTAATAAAGTTAATAGACCTAGTAGGCTTCACATAGATGTCTGCCACAAATTTATTACCATCTACTATTGATGGAGTATTATTTGTTTCATCACATACTACTTTAAAGTCTGTTACGCCTCTTCTTCCTTTTACATCCCTCATAAATGGTTCTACTAAGTTTCTAAACTGAGCTCTAGTAAATTCATCGTTGAATTCAAATAGTTGTGCTTTAGCAGCAGTACTAATTGATTTCTCTAATACGATAAATAATCTTCTTACATTGATTCTATCGAATGCTGAAGCTCTAGATGCCAAAGTTTTATCTCCAAATAGTACTGTACCCTGACCAGGTAATGATACTATAGGATTTACTTTACCTATATAAAGTGAATCTCTTTGTGCCGCAGTTGGGTTATATGCTAACTTAGTAATACCTCTTAGTTGGCCACGATTTACACCAGCTGGTGAGAACCATGCATCTGCAACTTGGTCTGTATTAACTGCAAGACCTGCAACTAAACCAGAAGCACCAATCCATTCATACTGGTCATGGTATTTATTATAAACATATACTGCACCACCATCAAGTGTTGCATATGAAGAGTTAGTTAAACTATCCTTATATGCTAATACATTAGTTACAGCTGTTGCTGAAGTAAGACCTTTAGTATCTGCTACTGGAGGTGAGATGAAAGCCATACAATCTTTTCTGGCTTCACAAACACTGATTAGTTTTTCACCAATAGTATCTTCTCCATTTGCATCTGGTGTAGTAAAGAGTAATGATACATCAACTGTATCTACATCTTGGAATAAGCCAAGACCAGCAGTAATCTCTGTCTTAGTCACAGCTGTACCATCTAAACCACCTGTAAGTGAATCTGCTAATACAGAATCTGAAGTTGCAAATTTATTTGCTGGAGATGTTCCATCAGCCTTTGCTTGAGCAACTGTCTTACCAGATTTAGTGTGTTCAGCTGCTTTAGCACCGAACCAAATCCACTGAGACTCTCTGTTAATTACTTCTTTATAATATAATGAAGAACCATTTACATCTACTGCATCTGAAGCTTGTGATAAGAAACCGAAAGTTTCTACTACTTGTCCTGCAGTTCCTGTAATTAAACCATCTTCATCAACTACAACAACGTGTAGTTCATCTGCAACTGCTGAAGCATTTTGGCTTGTTGCATAGTCTGAAGTAGCCGGAGCTCCTTCAAATAATCCTTTATAGTTCGCAAATGCAGAAGCGGTATATGCTGTACTATTAGATACTACAAATACCTTTAGACTATTACCTAAGTCACCAGGGTACTTGGCATGCCAATCTCCTACTAGTGTTGAACCTAAATAATCATCTTCATTATCAATGCGCTGTGCAGTACCTCCAGTACTTACAGCGTTTCTTGCGTCGCTATTAGCGACTCTAATTACTTTTAATGCGTTTCCATACTTTAAGAATGATGCCGCGGTTAAAAAGTGATTAGCGTTTGCTGGGGTTGGTGTAGAAAAGATACTTGCCATTTCATCTTCCGAAGAAACGAGTGTTATCTTATTTACAGGACCCCAATTATATTCTCCCACAAATCCACCAATGGATGATGAAACTGCTGGGACAACATTCGTTGCGTCAATTTCTTTGAACTGAACGCCGGGTGAGACTTGAAATGCCATCGCTTTATCCTCTCAATTTGAGTTAGTTAATAAGTTGTTCATAATAAGAATTTTCACTACTATTATTTATAAATAACAGTATCCTAGTGGTCATTAGTATCATTACGCTCAGTAACACTGCTCAACATGAATTGTCTATTAGGATTAATTGCTACCTTAAATTTACTTAGTAATATTCTATTTACCAACATTTCAGATGCAGTATCTTTAAGAGTTAGTCCTAATTCAACTTTATATTTTTTATTATTAAAGATTAGATTATGTTCAATGATTGGTCTTACATCAAAAGGTTTTGCACCTCTTCTTGGTTCCGAAACACCTATTACTTCACTTCTAAACTTCTTCCCATTTTTGACCCAATCTACATAATCGCCATCAGCATCAAGCTTATCAACGTGTAACATAGTTGCCGATGCAGAGTTACCTGTATCGAATTTAGCACGAATAGGGTCATTTTCCATGCCTTCCAATGTGACTGTTTCAATGAATCCAGCCTCTTGTCTCATAATAGGTCTTCTGTTTAAATCACTTGAAAAGAAATCTATAATCAGAGATACCATATCTTTATCTGTTTTCTTACCTATAGAAGAACCAGTCTTAGTATTATATGCATTAAAGTGTGACCTAATGCCAGGTGAACCATTTACTTCTAATATATAATAATTATCTTTTACTTTACAATGGTCAACGCCACAATACCAAGCACCTGTTGCTCTAGCCGCGGCTACTACTAATTCTTTTTCTTCATTAGATAGTGTGTATGGCCTTGTTTTTGCACCTAAATGCACATTGTTTCTAAATTCACCATTATCTTCTTCTCTTATTCTTTCTGCAGCACCTATAATATTACCACCTACAACGAGAGACCTAACATCAGATTTAATATCTAAGAATTCTTGTAAGAGTAAGTCAGCTTCATATTTCCATAGTGATTGTGCAACAGATACTAGTGAACCCATATCATTTACTTTAGATACTCCAACACCTTGTGTTCCAGTTAAAGTTTTAATGATTGTGGGAAACTTACCACCTATTCTCTTATGAGCATCTTCAATAGACTTCACATTATTAAGAATAGAAGTCTTTGGAGTGGGTAAGTTGTTTCTTTCCAATAATAGGGTATTGGTCATTTTATTATCACAAGCCAACATTGATTCTAAATCATTAACCAAGAAGAAACCAATACTCTGTAATGAAGATACAATTGCTTGAGCAGATAGACTTTCCAATGCACCTGCTCTAACAAAGATAATAGTATTATGTGTTTCTAGTTCTATAGAATTATCTTTACCATCAGCATTCTGGATAGTCACACTTCCGATTTCTACGTCATTTTGTGATATCCAAGCTTCATCAACATAAATTGAATCAAATGCAATCTTCTTCGCGTTACATACTTCTTCTGCAATCTCTGCAAAAGTACCTTCGCCAGATTCTTTCTTACCCAATACGGCAACGTGTAGATTATCCTGCTCTATAGGCTCTTCAAAATCTTCTACTATAAAGTAATCATTAAAATTTTTCATTAGTATTGGTGCCCCTTCCATTTTTGTTCGAACCATACATTTCCTTCTCCGTCACCTACCCCTGGGGTAGCAGTCTCTTCTCCGTCATCAATAAAACCGAAGGGAATCATATCGTCCTGAATTTCTGCTAATCTTTCTTTATATAGCATGTTCTTTATATCTATATCTGTTATACCATTGAACACATCGGTAGATGTAAACCAAGCAAACATAACCAAATTCATCATTAAATCATCATGGTTAGGTGCAATGGCTTGATAACTACTACCCTTAGAAACAAATGTACTCATTTCTATAATTGTTTGTGCATCGTGTATAATTAACTTTTTCTGTTCTATTAAATCTTTTACTGTTGAACACCCAATACGTTTTACTCTTCTGGTCATTGTAGCACCAATTGCATTTGCCTTTAAAGAGGATTCAACAAACATATGTTCGTATTCTAAATCATAATATAATCCATTACATACAACAGCACCTTGGTCATTACTTTCTATAACAACATATGCTTCATTATACATATTGGCATATTTATAAATCATATCAGGCATTAACATTGGAGATATATTATTATCTCTAAATATAGCCACCTGCTCAAAAGTTTCAGTTGATACATCTATAATAGTAAAGGTAGAATAATCTTGCCCTCGCCCTTTACAAACATCTACTGTCATGATATAATTATGAGTTGGTACTGGCTCTTTGTAAATAAATATATTTTCTCTATATTTAATTGGGTCTATAGCTACTTGACTTAACAAATGATTTGCGTCTATAAGAGTA